ATGCAGCTGCACTCTGAACGACTCATTCTGCGCCAGGTAAAGCCTTCCGATCTCAACGATCTGTTTCGTATCTACGGCGACCCGGCGACAAATCAATTTAATCCGGCCGGGCCGCATCCGGATATCGCTCATTCCCGCACGGTGTTGGACGGCTGGCTTGAGCACTGGCAGACCCACGGGTTCGGCAACTGGGCAGTCTCCCGACTCGACAAACCTGATGAGATCGTTGGCTTTGGTGGAATACGCATCGTGCAATACGACACGTTCGCGATCAACAATTTGGGCTATCGCCTGGCGGTAGAGGCGTGGGGACAGGGTTTCGCCACTGAGTTCGCCAGTGCAGCCCTGCACTACGGTTTCGATACGTTAAACCTTGATGAGGTTTCGGCAGTGGTGAGGAAAAATCATACCGCGTCACAAAAGGTGTTAACCAAGTGCGGACTGGCGTTTGTCAGGGAGATCCACGACGTAAAAGACGCGCCGCCCAGCCTGCTCTATACGCTGACGCGAAGCTGTTACAGAAGCGAAGATCGTTAACGTGATATGAAAACCTCTTCGGGCTATTCAGTTTAATGGGCATGTAACGCGAAACTAGCTGGGCTTTGACGACGCTACTGCCTTATGGAAATCTGCTATACGCGTTCGCACGATTACCAAGAAATTTGCTGGCGTTGTTCCCCAGTTCTCTGGCACAAACGTCCGCTGATAACGTTCTCTGAAATCAGAGTCTAGATCGTCGCATTCGCGCAGAAACAGATCGATGTCGTCGATAACGGCATGCTGCATACCTTTATGTGAGGCTGACAGAAAGGCATCTATCTTTGGCTCAATGTCTTCACTGTCATCAAACAGATCGTAATCCTGCCCGAAGTAGATACCGATCAGGTCATCCAGCGCACTGATATTGATTCTGTCCATCATTAGAACTCCGGAAAGGCGGTTAAAACCCCTATCGTCTATGTTCACCTCTGACCATCCCTAATAAATAACTCGTAATGTAACCAATGGCAAATGACCCGACAAAACCCGCGACCTTCATAGCAATATTATCGAAAACAAACAGAGAATAAAGAGCCATAAAACTCATCGCTACTGTTATAGTTCCCTCTAACGCATGGGCAAGGAACCAAACAAGTGTTTTACCTAGCCAACTTACAAATTTCATTATTAATCCTTTTACACACCTCTGGATGATTAGTGATAAATTCAAGATATGGTTTAAGCTGCTCTTCAACTACAAAGTATATCATATCAAGACCTTCACGCTGTACTTTCCAGTAAATGTAGGGATAATGGTGCTTCATCCTACGACTCGCTAATGCTGCTTCTTCAATTAACCCCTGCCACATCCCGGCACTGACAGTGAAGCTGGCCCCAAACCTATATAATGCTTTCCATGCATAGGAACCTCTTGCATATTTTATGATTGCTGCTGAAATCACTTGAGATGTTAGAATTTGCGCGCCAACTCTGCCAGCTAATCTACCAGCATCATATCCAATCTGGTTAAGAACGACTTCTTTACCCTGCGAATCAAGTTTATTATAGAATTCTGTGATAACAATAGTAATCAGCCTGCGGATTGGCTCTTCATTTTTAGCTAATGCTCTAATTACCTTGTAAAAACGCTCATTCTCTTTTTCATTACGTAACTTTCGGTCATAGCCTAATGAACCCGTGCTGATGTAGGTACGCCTTACACCATAGTAGAAGCTGTTAGGCATTCCTTTAATAGTATTCCAGATACCTTCTGCGATTTTTGATACATCCATGGTCACAATCCTTAGCTGCTCATCTAAGGTCAATGTTAACTAAAAAACATTTTAAATTACAAAAACCTCATCAAAGATGGACAATACCCAACCCATTGAAAAAAAATTTATTTTCCTAGTGAAAACTTTTAATTACAATTTACCCCACCGTTAAAAGCTGGATATAGTTCTCTATTTGCTTATTAATTCGATAAAAGACAGCATGGATTGAACACAGTTCCACTCTCCCAATTCACCTCATCAATGATACAAAAAACAGATGATTTAATTTAAAATCATTTCTCACAAAGATATAATCAACTATCTTAACAAAGGATTGAGTAATGAAAAAAAGCAGTATCTTAGTCATTATCATAGCAATTTTAGCCCTGGGGTTTTTCTTTGTTAATAAACCTGCATCCGTTGAAGTGATGGCGGTAGACAAAACCCCAAACACGGTATTGATTGCGATGAAGGGACTCCCCTACTCTGCTAAAAGCAAACTGAGCTGGTGGCTTGATAACAAAAGCCTGCTGTCATCACAGTATAAACTCGATTTCACCGAGCCTAATGAGCAACCCAGCGTCTACATCTATGACTTTGGCGATGGCTTTAAAAAAGAAGAGATGAAGGACAGGCTGTGCTTTAACAGCGTATCGCCGCCCAATAACTGCATTGATAAAAACATCGCTATGGTTATTTCTCAACTCAGGAATGGAGAGATAAAGCTAGCCATTGATGATGATGTTTTCATTGAGGATAAAAGCGGTAGGATAGTAAAACAAAGCCCGCATTAAAGCGGGCTTGAAATACTCATCGACTCACCTAATAAAAACAATTAAATTGTGTTTATTTCCACTCAATTATCAATGGAAATAAAATTAATCAAAATAACAATTAGTTTTGCTCTTGCGACCAAGGGAAACTTGTTTTTCCCATTTGAGATTGACCATACGTGCAGGGTTGGCCATTCTCGCCGCGTCTTCATAAATGTGGACGTTTTCTGCCGTTTGCTCCGTCGGTATGTAAACTTCTAAAGACTGTGCCTGGACATAAGTACAATCGGCACTAACTTCAACCACGACGCCAATGACATTAATAACCTTAACACGCAACGCACCTGCGCTGGGCTTGTTGTTCACCTTAGTCCAGTGAATCAGACATAAAAGTCATCAGGGTATAACGATTCAAGTTCTTTCTGTTTTGAGTCGAAATTAGGGTCTACCTGATGTGGCAGCTTTACTTTTAAGCCTCTTCTTATTTGTGATGCAATATAAAACGCATCACCTAAGCGATCCTCAAATATAGGGTCAGTTACTTCAAATTCTTTTGTCGCATACATGCCGAATGTGAGTTTCCAGAGCTTTGCCTTGTCAGTCTCCTGTCCTGTGATGATGTTGTGTAGGAAAATAAGTTGTTGAACGATGGAGTTATACATGGGTTCAAGCGTATCACCTCCGATTACATTGTATTTAATATGGTGGTGACGTTTCTTCGCGAGGCGAAGAGCTCTGTCAACGTAATCTAACGCAGTGTCATTTTTCATTTTTTGGGAATCCATGCATCTTTATTCGTACCGAACCATTGTATACCACCACCCTCGGTCTGGAAAGGTTCTTTAGGCACAGACCAGTTATCCAGAGCGGGGTTTGCAGTACTACGCAGCATCTGCACTGGCTGCTGTGATTGATATACTGTCGTAACTTTTGGAACTTTGATTTCTGTACCGTGTAAATTACCTTCAGGATTGATACCAAGTTTGGTTGGTGGTGTACTTTCGTTCAGTGAATACCAGTTCCCCTGCCAGTTCCCTGGAGCCTGATTTTGGTAGGCCAGTTTTCCTCTGTTGATGGATTCAACAGATACTCTCTCATTAAGATTTATGCCTTCCATATATTCTGGAATTTTATTCTCTGGTATTCCCTGCTCTCTCATGAAGTTATTTACTGTTTCGGTATTGCCCCTAATGTTGATATCACGATTTATATCGCCAGTTCGTCCAAATTTTTCATTCAAGTAGGCGCGTCTTTCTGAGATTACAGGGATTTCCTTGCCTGCATTTTTCAACGCAATTCCGCCTCTGGCCCCCGCCAGACCACCTGCAAATGATCCGCCGAGTGCGAACCATTTCTGCTCATCACTTCCTTCTCCGTATAACCGGCCGCCGATCAACGCCCCGGCATAGCCACCGCCCATCCCACCGGCAAACCCCAGCAGAGCGACAACCGGCCCGGCCAGCACAGCCGTCGCGGCCAGTCCAACTCCTAGTAACACCTTATTCACCCAGTCAGGGATCTCCGGGGAGATGGGATCGGTTTGTACTTTCTCACCACCAATCCGCACGTTTGATGAACCTTCGCTGATGGCAGCGCTACAGGAGAGTAGATCGCCGATACGTGCCGCCGGAAACCCGTTGATATAAACGCGGGACGATCCTTCTGCCACCCGCTGTGGCGCGGGGCCATGTTCGTCACACTCACCGACTGAGATGTGCGCGATAATGCCTGGCCTGCCGTTGATAAAGACATTGGGCGATCCCGTTATCAGTCTGCCGGTTTCATGTTTTGGCGCCCATGACATACTGCCCAGCACCTCCCCCAAGCCACCTCCTCCAGCGGCACCGGCAATGGTCGCGGCCAGTGCGGCAGTTCCCACTCCCCCCGTGACCAGCGTAAATGCTGCTCCTACAATGGCTCCCCCAATCACACCGACAACCAGCCAGCCTTTTGAGGCGGTGTGCTCAATTCCGTCACCGACACGGGCCGCTGAAAAAGGATCTGTGCTGCTCATTCGATATTGATCCGCTGGCTGATGTAAGCCTCAACGGCTTCCATGGTTTCCATGCCTCTGATGCCCCGGACGTTCCTTGTTAACAGCAGGCTGGATATCACGGCCCCTTTTCTGCTGCCGGTGATATCCCATAACGCATACTGTCCCGTCCCGTTACCGCAGATGACAGGTGCCAGTGTCAGCGGTGCACCGTCTGCGTCAAAAAACAGATAATCGCCATTTCTGGCACGTTTCAGATCGATACTGGCGTACAGGTCAGATATGCCCTGAAACAGCGCTAGTTCCCGACTGTCACGGTCAAAGGTAAAGAACAGGGACTGACTTTCTGCGGGGATCTGACTGTGGGGTGCCTTTGTCACGGGCGGCTCGCCGGGGAATGTGATGCTGTCAGTAATGGCATCATAAATTCGTCCGTAGTAGTCGTCGAACGCATCAGGCGAGGTGCCGATAAAACAAATCAGCTTTTTTCCCTGCCCGTTGTCGCCGGTCAGCACTACCCGCTGTTTCTGAAAAATGACCCGCTGGCCCGATTTGAAACGGTAGAACAGTTCCAGCGCCTGCTTTCCCGCCATTTCCGTCAGACGGGTATGAAAAAGCGACAAGGCTTCCAGCGTAATATCGAGTTCTTTTGACAGCCTTTCAGACACGGACTGGAGCGTATCGTCAGCGCCAGCGGTTGCACGGGAAATGACAAAGGTAAACTCATTTGCCCCGGAATGACTGAGGGTGAAAAGATTCATGGTGCGATCGCGGAACGCATCGGGCACCGTGATATTACAGTCCTGGAGGGTGTAGTCAGACATCTGAAAGACTCCTGAATCCATAGGTTCGGTTCAGAATATCAGTGTTTTACATGAAGGTGTAGTGGTCAACAAAACCTGGCCACGGCTTTAGATTTTTTACGGTATCTGTTTTCCGATTCGTTCGGTGGTAATCCACCGTTATATTCACGAGGCCTGAGTACACTATAATATCACCTCTGTTTAGGTGACCAAATTCAGTAAACCACTACAGACAAAGCTCTAGAAAAAGCATAATCTGCTTTAAAAAGTTAAGCTTTAAGATAGCTACGGATTGATACCCTACGTCATTTCCCTTGGTTATCTTGCAACTCCTGCAGATTACTCCAGAAGTCCTCATCTGTCCCAAAGATGTCAGCCAGAACGCGGGCTTCATCATCGCTAAGACGACGCATACCGCAGATGAAATCTTCAACATCCTGCCGGGAAATCCCCATAGCTTCCCCTAAAGCATCATGAGACATGTTCAGTGGTTTTAAAAATTCCTCTGCCAGCATTTCTCCCACTGGCACAGGCCCGGCGGTATCTGCTTTTGTGTAGTAAGCAAAAATCTCTGAACGCCCCTGCTCATATGTCAGCCCATCTGAAATAATACGTGCCTTAATGGACTCATACAGTGACGTACCACTGGGGTCCATTCCTTCAAGTCTCAGGGAAGCCTCAGCTTTCCGAAAGCCCTCAATGCGTAACTGTGAATCGGGAGTCCTGGACATAGTTTTTCCTTTGAGTTGCAGAAGTAAAGTTCGCTCAGTGAGCGTCACCTCGCGTTCCCCCGTAAACTAACGCGCTTGATTCAAGATTTATTATTACCGGATAAGCTATCACCGGTAAAATCATCATGTTTGCGGTTATCCTAACGAGTGGCTGTTTGTTTACGTATCTGAGTTGCCAATTCCCCTCCAATAGTTTGTTGGGCACGAGAAGAATTGCTACTTCACTTCATTGCCTGGTATTTAGCAGCCCCGTTAGCCATACTGCTTCCCATATGGCTTGCCATGCGGCCAGCACGCAAGAACGATGCAGCAAAACCTTCGCCTACCCCACTGGAACTACTTTTACCAGATGGTTGCTCTCCCGAGGTGACTACAGAACCGGTATCTTCACCACTACCAATTACGCCCTCGGAACCCGCCTCTTCGGCCATGGTAGCCTGCGCAGACTCGAACTAATGCTGAGCCCCCACCACTGGCTTGAGCTGTAGCGCTCATTGCCATCGTTCCAGCGCCACTAATCGCAGTAGCAGAAGCACCCGTAACCATACGCGCCCCAAACCCACCAACCCCTTGTAAAGACGCCCCTCCAACAATACCAGATAACAGCAAAGGCAACTTATTCGTCAATACTAATAGGATAATTGACGCCAGAAGCAAAACAATAAGAGTATTAAGATCAGTGACATCTCTACCAAAACGATTATCGCGACTGTTATCATAATGGTGGAAATCATTAGCGACCAAACTGATGCGCCTGAACTGACTTTGGTTAATATTAAAAACGCCATATCAACTATGCTTGAGGGTGAAATAACAATACCTATTCCTAATAGTGTTTGCTGCAAGTTGTCCCATTAAGTTAATTATGGACTTCGATATGGCTGGGCCATTGCTTAAAAGATAATAAAAAACCAAAAAAGTTATTTAACTATTTATTTTTAATTGAGTTATAAAAAATACCATAACTCAACCGAAATTTATCACATGGTACTTTTTCAAACCTGAATTCGAAACCAGAGAGTACCATCAAAAATTCCATTGAAAAAATCGTGCTTCCCGTTGCTAACAGCTGCCAGAAAGTGCCAGACACAAAAACAAAAAAGCCCGCAATTACGCGGGCTTAGAGGTACTTTATTGCTTTTACGTGCAGGCTGTTGCCAAACGCGGGATCATTCCCACTCGATTGTTTATGGTCAGATTAAACTACTGATATATATAGTGATATTTTGTGTATTGCTTGCTACGTACCGTTTTATATACCGTCACCGGGAAGAAGTGCCCCGTTTCGTCAGGGAGTCGTACTGCCTTTCGCAAGTGGCCCCGGCGGCAGCTGCCCGGTCAGCGAAGTCTGCCAGCTGTCGATTTCGTTCGACAGATTTGCTGAGCAGGTCGGCAAGCAGTACTCCGGTGTCTCCGGCTGACGACCCAAAGCCGTTAGCGGCGGAATACTCTCTGAGCTGCTGCCCGATGGTATTGAGTTGGCGCTGCAGCCCGCCAGCACGCTGAGCAGCAAGCATAGCATCGTTGCGCGCCTGATCGATACGGTTTTGCGCTTCACGTTCATTGCGGGTCTTCTCCTCTTCTCTGAGCTTAAGAGCGGCTTTATCAGCCTCTACCTGTTCTTCTCCTCGCTTGGCATACCCCGCGTCGTATTGGGCCTGTCCATGCTTAACCCAGGCGATCCGGCAACCAGCCACGAGCAAAGCTAGAACCGCCAGCATCACCAGCGGCTTCCCCCATTCCTTCAGGATGGCGGTCATGCTGCGGCCACTCCCTTACGGATCGCCTCGGCACCCGATGCATCCCGCCAGAGCCAGGACTCTGCCGCCCTGCGGCGAATCAAACCCTTCATCACGCGACCGCCTGATTTGTTCCAGCGCGCAAACTGCGCCAGCGCCTGGTCGTGACGCTTGTTATTCACCATCTCCAGCAGCGTGGAGTTCTTCAGCGCCGTCAGCCCAACGTTGTAGGCAAAGCTCACCAGCGCGTCGAACTGGCCCTGCTTCAGATCGATAGTCATCAGTGAAGTAACACCATTTTCAAAGCGAGCCAGGTCAGCAAGCAGCGTCTCATCAGCCTGCTTCTGCGTCCATTTCAGGCCCGGCTTAACCTCCCGTCCGGTGTGGCCCCATCCAATTGTCCACGGCGCGCCGCCGGTGCCAGGATCTGGATACGCTTCAAGTTTGCAGCTCTCGAAATTCTTAATCACGGCCAGGCCGTTACTGGAAATCTTCATGGTGTGGACCTCTGGCTATCTTGAAAATCTGCACGACGTTGCCCTTTGTTTTGAGCATCGCCGCCAGGAATACGCCGTTCAGGATGACGTCACCCCAGTCGACAGTTGTGTAGTGGCCATAGAAGATGCGGATCGGGATGCTGGCTGCCACGACTATCACCAGGTAAGCCAGCCAGCCGCCCCACCAGCGATGGCGCGACCCCTCCCGGCGAAACAGCAGCACCCGCAGCGACATCAGACCGCAGATGATGGCGTTAGCTATGAGCAGAAATTCATGGCTGGTCATCGTTCCTCCCCTTCGGCAGAATCTGCCCAGGATTGTCAGACCGGTGATAAAGCCAGATGCCGACCCGCACTGCCACGATGCTCGCAACGAAAGCGCCGGCAGAGAAAACTATGCCGGTTTCGAATGAGTTGGCTGTGATGGTTGGGATCAGGCTGAATACACCGATGATGATGGCGGCGGCAGGCTTGAAGAAGAGAAGTCCACAGACGAATGACAGAAGCGCCAGCAGTAGCCTGCGGCGTATCGGATACTCGATCGCTGAGGTAACAAATATTACCGCTCCGGCCAGTGCGCCTATCGCTACCTCGGGCGGCACGCCCACCAGCCAGGCAGCCAGTGCGCTAAGGCTCAGTCCTTGATTGATGCCTGATACCGTTAGCGAGGCTGACATGGTAGCCACCGATTTTTGTGCATATAAACCCCCTTTATATTGGTGGTTACATGATACACAATAAACCGTATACGAATATTATTACCTAAGAAAGCTCTCAACAATGTTACCTGTAAGGTAACTTTATTATTAAATAGGTACTCACGGGTTTCTGTAATGAATAAAACGTCTTCCCCTCACATGTGCTGATAGACCGATGGTTGTCGATCAGATTGCTGTCCGGTGGTAAACTCCAACACTTTCAGAATCTGCTGATATTTATCATGTTAAAGCTTTTTTCTAAGTACGCTGTCATTGGCGTTTTAAACACCATCATTCACTGGGTAGTGTTTGCTGTATGCGTGTATGGACTCGATACAGGGCAAGCCCTTGCCAACTTTGGCGGGTTTGTAGTTGCGGTGAGCTTCAGCTTCTTTGCGAACGCAAGATTTACGTTCAAAGCCTCTACAACAACCATGAGATACATGCTCTATGTAGGCTTTATGGGAACATTAAGCGCAGCAATTGGCTGGGAGGCCGACAAGGTTGGCTTACCTCCATTAGTGACTCTCGTCATTTTCTCCGCCATCAGCCTGGTGTGCGGGTTTATCTATTCTAAATTCATTGTCTTTAGGGATGCGAAATGAAGATCTCTCTGGTCGTTCCAGTCTTTAATGAAGAAGACGCGATTCCAATTTTCTATAAAACAGTGCGCGAGTTTGAAGATCTTCAGCAATATGAGGTTGAAATAGTCTTCATCAACGACGGCAGCAAGGATGCTACAGAGTCAATAATCAGATCTCTCGCAATTGCAGACCCTCTTGTTGTTGCTTTGTCATTCACCCGCAACTTCGGCAAGGAGCCTGCTTTATTTGCAGGGCTAGACCATGCGACAGGCGAAGCCATCATACCGATAGACGTCGATCTTCAGGACCCTATTGATGTCATACCTGCGCTTATCGATAAATGGCAGGCTGGCGCTGACATGGTTCTTGCAAAGCGCACAGACAGATCAACCGATGGACGGCTTAAGCGTAAGACCGCTGAGTGGTTCTATAAGCTGCACAACAAAATCAGCAACCCTAAAATCGAGGAGAATGTCGGTGATTTTCGATTGATGTCACGTGAGGTGGTGGAAAATATTAAGTTAATGCCTGAAAAAAACCTTTTTATGAAAGGCATATTAAGCTGGGTTGGCGGAAGAACTGATGTAGTCGAGTATTCTCGCGCTGAACGCGTTGCCGGGAGCACAAAATTCAATGGCTGGAAGTTGTGGAACCTTGCTCTTGAGGGAATAACGAGCTTTTCAACCTTTCCGCTTCGTGTGTGGACGTATATAGGACTCGCTGTCGCTGGAATGTCCTTTCTTTATGGGGCATGGATGATTATCGATACTCTGGCTTTTGGCAACCCCGTAAGAGGATACCCTTCCCTGCTTGTTTCTGTTTTATTCCTTGGAGGAGTTCAGTTGATCGGTGTAGGTGTCTTAGGGGAATATGTGGGAAGGATATATACGGAAGTTAAAAACAGACCTCGCTATATTTTAAAGGGTGGTGACAATAAATGAAATATTTTTTGCGATCTGCAGTTTTCATACAGGCATTTATTGTTGCGTGTCTCTACTCTGTTGCGTTTAGCTTCTCACCTCTCAATGGAGAAGATTATGGACTCACAAGACATTTTACTCAAGAGGGGGTTTTGGAGCGTTTATCATGGTCTTTGTCAAAGTCCATGAACCAGATAGAAACATGGAATGCGCGACTTGGGGAGCAACTTTCTATATTTTCACTTAGCATGCCTGATTATATTTTCTTCATCATTGCTATGGCTTCTGTATCATATCTCTGCTATGTCCTGTCGACGTTGCTTTTTGATAATAACAAGCGTGCCGAGTCGTTTATCATTAGCATGATTTTTGTTTTCCTGCTTTGGCCTGGATTCGAATTGTTTACATGGAGGACTGTAATTACAGGGTATACGGTTCCGATGCTTCTAACTCTGACTGTAATTAGCAAGTTCATGAATGAATCAAGGCGTGAATCGCTGCAGGCCAGTATTCCTAAGCTGATTGGATACTGTGCAATAGGTTTCCTTTCTGGTCTTTCGTATGAAAACGTTCCAGTCGCTAACATCTTTTTTCTGCTTACCACAATATTTATTAGAGGTAAAATAAAAAGCAGATTAACAATGGTTCCGCTCTGTGTTTTGGCAGGATGGATTATATTGATAACTGCGCCATCTACAACTTTAAGAAGAATGCAGTATCATGAATGGTATCAAAAGGACACACCTTTCTTAGACAACATTCAGGCGAGAGTAATTGATGTAACGGAAGTATTTTTCCATACTTCAACTATTCTTTTCATTGCGGCAATATTATCCTTGGCTTATCTTTGCTATAAAAAATTAATATTAAAAGAGCATATGCTGCTACTTGCCTCCTCTGTGTTGGTTGTTGGCTCTATGATCGCATCCCCTTACACAGAGGCCAGGTCATTTATGCTGGCATGGTGCGTTATGCTTGCCTTTGTGGTTAGTGCAATGAGTTCATTGCTTGAAACCGACTGGAGATACAACCTCGCCATTGTAGTTGTGGGTTTTATGTCTATTTATGTTAACAGACCAGGGACTTCTATATGCCATTAAATGCAAGAGCATCATATATAGAGTCCAGGCTTAACAGTAGCGAATGTGCAAGCGGAATAAAGGTTGACTTAGTAAGAGGGTTTGGTGAATATCGATATGTAAACAACAGGGATGAATGGTACTACTACAACCTTCCTCAAGTCTCTGAATACTATGGGTGCAAGATAGTTAAATAGGGGGCATAAGCCCCCATGTGTTACCCTAACTTCCAGCCACCAGATCCATCTGACCACAGCTTAATAGAATCTCCAGCATTAATAACCCTGCTTGATCCTATAAAAAGGTTACCTGTCCCAGAGGGGCCTGAGTTTTCCAGCGTAAAACCATTTACGGCTATCAATCTAACGGTGCGATCTTTAACAAAAGCGCCTCCATTCAAAATGGTGACGCTGATTACGTTGCCTCCTCCATTTACCGACACCGAATCGGCAATGCTGGGGATCTGTATTCCGCCCGCAGAGATATTCGCCCTGGCCAGACCCAGTGGGTCCCACCTGGTTACGCAGTTGCTCGCCGATACATCGGGGGACGCAGTATAAATATCATCAAGAAGCGCAGCTGCTTTTGCGCTAATTGATGACAGAGCAACGTTGAACGAATTCGAGTCCACAAATACCGCGTAACGCTGGCCGTCGCCACCACGGATTGCAGCCCCTGTGATTGCAATATTTTTACTGTCACCCTGGAATGGGTAACCACCATTCCCTTTATGGATGGTTATAGCCCCCTGCATTTCCCCGTCAGGCTTGCCTTTAAAGTTGTCGTTTAATACGACACCTGAGAATGCCATGTCTTCGCAAGAGTTGATCTCCAGCCCTATCCATCCGTTAGACTCTGCGATCAAGCTGGTTCCGGTACACTTACGACAGTCTCCAAAATCGTATCCCACACCGGCGTTTTCAAACGCTATTAGTGAAGAAAGCGTCACGCCGTCGGCATTGATAAGGAAACCCTGGTGTTCTGTTAATGTGCCATTGCGGTATGCATGGCAATTAGTCATGGTTGTGTGGTGGGACTGGACAGCAAATCCATTTTTCCCGTTGTGATGGCAGTAGGCATCTATGATCGACACCATTTCATATACCGGCGTATCTACGGTGGAAATGAACCCTGTGGCAATACCCGCGTCACGGTTATGGTGCGCATCAATGCGGGACATTCTGACGGGCCTGATTCCCCGCTGGCTGCCTCCACCCACGATCCCACCAGCACAACCACTAACATTAATGTCGTCAATGAGTTCGGATGCCGCGTCATACAGGCTAATGCCGTGGCCAACAGTGGTTCCCGTAATGACCAGGTGGCTAAGACGGTTTGGCTGCCGGTTATTATCTGTAGTGGAACTGTTGTTGATTTCAATACTGTGGCCAAGCGCGTTAAGCGAAGCGCCATTTTCAAACACTGCCCCGCTCACTGCATTCATCACGATATTACTGGCATAGCCAGTACATTCCGCATTGTTGCCATCCACAGTAAGGCCGGACACACGCTTACCGCTGCTGAAGACGATTAGAGTTGAAGAGGTCCCCGCGCGACGCTTAATAGTTGCGCCTCCTGACCAGTCGCATGTCACGGTCAGGGTTTCAACCTCATAATTTTTGCCGGACTCAAACAGCAGAGTCCGCCCGGTCAACGTCGCATAGTTACTTGCAGCCTGAATGACCTGTTGATCAGTCAGTCCAGAGGCACGGAACATCTCTACCGGCACATCAGACAGAACGTGGAAGATGCTGGGAATGCGCTTATAGCCGTCATCAGCGAGCAGCTGCAGCAAGACGTCAGCAGCTGACCCAGATTCAGGCAGCAGCATCACCGGGTTTCCGTTATTGTCCATCCCGACGATTTTATTTTTCCGTTCTTCAGCTGATGGCAGTGCAGGGATAGGCTCTGGTGTACGTAATGAGCGGCTTAAGTTAGAGGCAGATACAGTGTCCACATAATTTTTCGTGGCGGCGTCCTGGGCATCCTTTGGATCCCGGAGATTACGGATATAGTTTCCCATCGCGTCGTAATAATTAGCGATGCTGGACGGCTTTCGCAGTGCCAGGCCAAACCGGCGCAGAACCTGCTGTATCAGCATGGTCAGCCTGTCAAAGACATCTTCATGCGTCTCAGGGAAAAAGCTGCCCTGGTTTCGCAAATCCGTATCCTGGGTAAGCTCCAGTTCTCGGGCGATCGATATTCTCCATCCGCTGGCCAGTGGGGCGGTAAGAGTGACATTGCCCCCGCGATAGCCACCGGCCCCACTGACGGTATAGTTAGTGTCGAGGGTGAGGATTGTCACGTTTTCGTCCAGGTCGACAACCTGAACAACAAGATCTGATTTTTTGAAAATTCTGAACTGGTAGGGGAATACGGTCGTAGTGCCGTTTCCTGTGTAGGTGTTCTCATTAACCTCGGTAGAAACCGTCATGGCCGTTCTCCAGATAAGCAGCGCACTGCGCGGTGCATCTGGTCATTTTATTACCTGGAAATCCTTATATGCATTAAAATGAAGTAAAGTAAACAACTTATTACCGTACAGGTAATTATCAAGACCCACTGGAAAATTAAAGCCACATCTGATATATGTATATATATACAGTATTAGTGCGGAGGGAGAGCAATGCGGAGGCAGTACCATCACCCGTTAGATCAAGGTTTTTCAGAGAAAATTCATACGCCGGATGGTGTCAGGTCACTGATCGAAAAGTCACACCTTATGGAATTACTGAGAGAGCTGGAGAAAGACGGGCATAACGTTGCTGGCGCATCTGCTGAGCTGGCTGCACTCCTGAACTACGCATCAGGTACGCAAATGACAATGAAGGATATCCAGACTCATCTGGACTACTGTATCCTCCACCTAAATAAAAATATCGGATAATAAAAAAAGCCCGCGCTAAGCGGGCTGTGACATGTCACGACCTTACCAAACCAGCCAATTCAAACAGCCTCCGCACGCCCATCACCAGCAGCGCTAATCCGATCCCAAAGAAAGTCAGGACAAGGATAAAGTCAGTTGAAGTCAGCCTCGTTTTATCGAAAAAAAGGATGGTGATACTGGGCCACAGAAAGAAGGCCAGCATCCCGATATAGACCAGAAAAAATTTTGTCTTTTTCATCGTTATTTCCCCAACATAAAGTGTGATGGTGGTACCAGGAACTCGTTGCCCTGCTCGCGCTCAACCCGGCGCTGGTAGCGCTCCAGTGAACCGGGATCAAGAGCATCCTGTATCCTGTTAAGGATCAGGCCATTCATCGCTGTACGCAGCCAGAACACGTTCAGGAAAGGCGTGTTGTCCAGCGTGGTACGGTACCAGTCGCCAAGGTCTGAATCACCGCGTGTGGTGCTCTGCAGCAGCGTGATGATGCTATCTGCATTGGATGCTGCCGGGCCCATCAGTGATGTTACCGGTCCTGCCCCCATGCGGTTGACTTCGCCAAACATGAAATCACCCAGGATACCCAGGCCGCCGCCCTGAGCCGCAGCTGCGAGGAAGGTCTTGGCGTCTGCCGGGCGAGGCGTCTGGCCCTTCAGCAGCAGCTTGGCCTGCATTGACGTGTAACCAAACAGCGTTGCCCAGACAAAGAGGTTAGCAGCGCCGATGAAAGCTCCATTGCCGTTACGCATCAGGGCGTTGGTCATGGATGTCGTTTTCGACTCGCCCAGCCCGGCAGGTGTATAGCCACGCCCAAACACCTCGCGGCCCAGCACGTTCTGCATAAAGCTGGCGGTAAAGGATTTGTACTGGCCAGCAAAGCGGATCGCCTCACCCGCAACGGTGCCTGGCACTGTACCCATTTTCATAAACGCCTGCGTGCGGTCGCCAGGCTCTGACATTGCGATATTCAGCCGGTCCAGGATGTAGCCACGCAGTTGACCTTCCAGTTGGTCGCGGGCATCGGCTATAGCGCGCTCTGTTGGCTTCAGCCCTTTGCTCTGCACATACCCGGAGATCACGTCATCCGGCACGCCGCGAATACCGCTGGTTGTCATGAACTTCCGGCCTTCGCTGTCGGCCATGTCCATGTGGCGGAATATCTCCCACTCACGATCTCCGATACCGTGCAGGTCCAGCACCCGGCGCAAGTCCTCCGGCAGGCGGGCATGCGCCTGGTCGGCGTTCTGCGCCAGCCAGTTGGTGATCATCATGGCGTTGCTGTTGCGCCCGCTCTCCGTCCAGAAGTTCATCAGGTTGTACTTGAAGAACAGTTGCTGTGCGCGGCCCATTTTTCCGCTCAGGCTGTCATCACCGGAGATGCGGCGGATGATCTCCTGAGTCATTGCATCGGAGTAAACGCCGATCGATGACAGGATCTCTTTCTGCTCAGCGCTGGTATAGCGGGTAAAGCGCCCTTTCATCGCGCCCAGCACCGCCTGCATAAAGTTCTGCCCCTGGTAGCGCATCTCGGTCGCGGAGATAGGGACATCGTTGAAAGAGGAGATTACCGCGCCGCCGAGCTGGCTCATACGCAGCCAGCCGCGAACGTTGGCGGATGCATTAGCCCAGCCCACGCTGCCGGGGATATTCAGCGAGCCATCAACCTGCGGCATTGTGGTGCGGTTCAGGCGTCGGACCTTGGTCATGTAATCGGCCAGCGCTGCCGGGTTTCCTGATTTGCTGACGTCATCAGCAATTGTGTCGGTCAGGTATTTGAACATGTTGCCGGGGTTAGTGCCCAACACCCGCATCATACCCGTGTTGCGCGCTGCACTGTTCAGGCCGCCAAAGACTGCCTCGCGCAGGCTGCCTGTGCCAAACTGCTGGTTATACTCGTGCCACGAAATCCCGTCCTTGAAGTGCAGCACGCGCTCCTGGCTGGCGCGCTTAGCAGCGTTTGCTGATCCCTTGAAGCCGTTCATCCAGTCCGGCTTCTCAGACGTAAGGTGTACGCCGGAGGCCAGGCCGTTATAAACACTGCGCATAAACTGATCACGGTCGCTCACGCCGTCGAACGTGCGTTCATTGAGGCGCGGCAGAATAGCGTTACGCCAGGCGTCGAAACCAGCAGCCCGAATTTTCATGATGTCGTGAGACTGGCGGACGATATAGCCCGGCTCCTTGCGGATCCATGCTCCGGCCCGGTTCTCATCGATGCGCGCCGACTCCTGCCACTTCGATATAATTTGTGCCGCTGCCACGGACTGGCGTGTCATACCGTCGGTAGGCTCACCGCGACCGATACGCCACATGGCGTCGGCGATCTCTCGGTCATTACTGCCGCTGGCGATAAACCTCACCAGGTCAGCACGGTCAAAATCGTAGTTAATACCGGCGTGATACTTGCCGCGAAGCTGGGCCACCTCTGAGGATACAGAGCGGCGGGAGCCAGTACGCGCATCGTTACGACCCACCAGCAGCGCTTCCAGACCGATATCAGGGCGGTCTTTCCATGTGGTGCGCAACTCACCAAGGCGCTGGGCAGCGATACGGGTATTGATAGCCTTGTTGCGGGCCTCAATCTGCTTCGCCAGCACATCGGCGTTACTCAATTCTTCAGCGGCACGCAGCGCGGCTTCTTCGAGAGAAAGCGCCTCGTTGCCTGCCATGATCCGCTCGGTGGTATCGCGCATATCGCGCACCAGCGACTCCATTTCATCAGGTGACAGGTCACGCCCGGCGGCGGTGTTTACTGTGCGCTCACACTGCGTCAAAAACTCATTGGCTGCCATCAAATCCCCCGGTTAATCATGCAGGCGGCAAAGGCCCGGAAAGCGTTGCTCATGCTATTGTCGCTGGCCTCGGCACGAATAGCATTGAGGTTTTCGCGCATCGTGGCTGCCAGATCAGGATTGTCGACAGCGATATCATCCAGCAGCGCATTGCTCAGGTTGAACTCGTTTTCGAGATCGGCAGTGGCGGCGGTGACTTCGTGATTTTCCTGCTGGGTTTCCCGGTACACACGATCAGCTGTTTCGCTGGCCGGGCGGGCTGTTTCGTCCACCTGGCGCACCGGGTTCTGTATGCGCTGAATAGCACGCTCACGCAGCGCCGGTGTGTGCAGTTCATAGAAGGGCTCAACGTCCGGGCTTCGGCCTTCCATCATGTGCGCCAGCGCAGCGCGGTATGCCTGCTGGTTAACGGCCCAGTCTGCCTCGCGTATAGCTCCGGCAGCAGTACGGACAGCACCAGAAACTGGCGAAAGCTGCATGCCTTCACGGATCTGTTGCGCACGCTCAGCAATACGCACCTTCAGGTCGTCGGGGATCTCTCCCTTATTAACCTGAGACTGGCGGCCTCGCGCTTGCTCGGCGGCAGCGTTCTGATCCAGAGTGCGGTTAATTTCATCGTTGCGGGCGGTGAATGTATCCTTTTCGGCCTGAATATCTTTCAGCGCCCGCGCCCGCGCATCCCTGAACTTCATCCGCTGAGACTGGTAGTCGGTAGTGCGCTGCTGCAGGGTGGCGTCCAGCGCGTCGGCCTGGCGCTGGTTGGCAGTAAGCTCAGCGCGAAGATCAGCCACGTTATCGATCTGCCCTGTCTGTAGCTCCCGCTGCTGTGACATGTACTCCGGTACAACATCATCATAAGCCCGGCTGTATGCGTAGTTCTCCGCGTCGCTGGAGATGGCAGCAGCCAGATCCGAATTAGTTCCGCGCTCCGGGATGCTGACGCCTGCCGGAATATTGTCTGGTGTCACTACCGGCGTGGGCTGCGCGTCTGTAGCAGGGATCGCTGTTTCTGCTGGAGCAGGCTCAGCTGCGCGGCGGGGGCGTACCAGATCGGATATCCCCCCGCCGCCAGCATGCATCAGGCCGCCTGCAAGCGTGTTAAAAAATGTGCTCTCCAGCGCGTTGCCATACGTGAAGTCGTCGCCGTCGGCAGCCGCCGCCATGGCGGTAAACGGTACAGTAGCCACCGCCTGCGCAGCGCCCATGCGGGAACCAGCAAGAAAGCGCTCGCC